CAACTAATTAAATGAGTAATAGTATAGAAGAAGCTTTGAAAAAAGCAGTTGAGAAAACAGACTCAACAAAAGTCGTTGAAGGAGAGGGCGCAGAGCCTTCCCAAGATCTTTCTAAAAGAGTAAAAATGCTCATGGCTAGAAAGACAAACTTACAACGCGCACGCAGACAAAAATTACCTAGAAAACTAAGATGAAGAAAAAGCTTTCCCACGAGGAACGCTATAACATCTGTAAAGAATGTCCAAACCTAAATAAAAAATGGAAGGTTTGCAAAGTTTGTAACTGTTTTATGCCCCTCAAAACTAAACTTAGATGGGCGGAGTGTCCTGAGGAACCCCCTCGTTGGACATAGGGAGAGAATATGCCTTACGGTAAAGGAACTTACGGTTCAAAGGTTGGAAGACCTAAGAAGAAGAAAAAACGTGGCAAGAAGAAGAAAAAGTAGAAGTACTCGTAAAAAGAGAAACATACCTACTAACGCAAAACTTTATGCCAGAATGAAGGCTAAGACGAAACGCAAGTTTGCAGTCTATCCTAGTGCATATGCTAATGCATACCTAGTCAGAGAATATAAAAAAGCTGGCGGGAGGTATCGCCGTGGCTAGTACAGGACTAAAAAAGTGGTTTAAAGAAAAATGGGTTGATATTGGCAGACCTAAAAAGAAAGGCAAATATCAACCTTGTGGTAGAGGAAAAGCAAAAACTTCTAGAAAAGGCTACCCAAAATGTGTACCTTTAGCTCGTGCTAGAACTATGAGCAAAGCTCAAAAGAAATCAGCAGTTCGCAGAAAACGAGCTGTAAAGCAAGGAGTCGGAGGCAGACCAACAAATGTACGAACAGTTACCAGAAGAGGAAGAAAAGCAAAAAGAACAAAACGTTAAATTTGCAGATTGGGCATTGACCCAAGTATCTCAAGGTGAGTTCATGGAAAATTATTATAAATTATTAAAACAATTCGAGGAAGAATATGGTAGAGTGGATAAAAATTAAATGGGTACAATTTTGTGCCATCGTTTCAGGTGAAGATAAAAACTGGGACGGGAAAGTGGACATCACAGATAAAATGATGAAAGCCAAGGATAAAGCTAAAAGCTAAAATTCATTAGCTAAGTCACTAAAGGACTAGCATGAACAAAAAAGAAATTATAAACGAGATAATTGGAATAGTTAATCTATCCCATAAGTTTCGTATAGCTCTAGAAGAAAAACTAAGGTGGGGACAAGAGCTTAGAGAATTATTACACTCACCTGATAATAATAAAGAATTATTAAATACTCATTTTAAGAATGGGACGGAACAGAGATAACTCTGTTTAGGAAAAGAAAATGGCAAGACAAGGCGGATTTCTTAGCGGACCAAGTGTACACGGTACATCAAAGTTAGCTAAACATAAACTAAAAAGAGGACTTACTAGAGACCTCAATGCAGCAGCAGGAAATTTTGTAAATACAAAAACTCCTATGTCCACTCCTGGTGGATTCTATGGCTCTGCACCGAAAGCAATCGGACCAAGATTCGGCAAAACTACTAACCCAAAAAGGGCTAGATTTGGTAAAAAAGGTGCAGGTCGAATACTACGTAGAAGATAAATATTATTCATAAAGACTTTCATGAATTTATGAAAGCAGGACGACTTAATAAAGTCGTGGACTTATTTCACAATGGCACTGACGACAAGCGAAAAAGGAAGATTAAAAAGGGCAGGACTAAGCGGACTAAATAAACCGAAAAGAACTCCCAAGCACCGAACCAAAAAAGCTGTAGTAGCTGTACGAGTTGGTGGCAAAGTGAAAATAATACGCTTTGGAGCGCAAGGCATGGGACATAATTATAGTCCTGAAGCACGACGCAGTTTCAAAGCACGACACGGAAGAAATATCAAAAAAGGTAAATCTTCCGCAGCCTATTGGGCAAACAAAGTATTTTGGGCAGGCAAAGGTGGCTCTAAGAAAAGACCACCTAGCTCTCAAAAAAGAAGATTTGGAAGTAAACGAAGGAAATAATGACAATACCAAAAGTAATTGACAAAAGAGAAATATGGCTTGATGGGTTAGCTCTACAGGCTGCGGACGTATTAAAAAGATTTCAGAAAAGAGAAATTAATGGAATAACTCCGACCAATACTGATACCGATATTATGGACTTATGCGGTGGCTATCTCTACCTTCTAGAACTTGCAAAAGAACATGGACTATTCGAGTCCGAAGATCCCTTTAACCTATTCGAAAAAGAGACCTTACATTGATTGAAGTAAGCCGTTCCGACGTAGTGCAAGACTACTTAATGGACATGAATCCCGAAACTCGTTTTATCAAGCTACCTATTGAAGGGTATCTTGACTTATTAAACGTTACCCCTAACACATCTCAGACTGCAATTATTAATGCAATCAACAATCCCAAATATCGTTTCGTATGTGCAGCAGTATCACGACGACAAGGCAAAACGTACATAAGTAATATTATAGGCCAGCTAACTTGTTTAGTACCTGGAGCTCATGTACTGCTTATGTCACCCAACTACGCATTATCTCAAATATCATTTGACTTACAGAGAAATCTCATCAAGCATTTTGATTTAGAGGTAACACGAGACAACGCAAAAGATAAAGTTATAGAACTATCAAACGGTTCTACTATACGAATGGGTTCTATTAATCAGGTAGACTCAGTAGTTGGTAGAAGTTATGATCTCATTATATTTGATGAAGCAGCCTTAACAGATGGACGAGATGCTTTCAATGTAGCACTCAGACCTACACTAGATAAAGAAAACTCAAAAGCAATTTTTATATCTACTCCACGTGGACGGAATAACTACTTTGCAGAGTTTTATTACAGAGGGTGGACAGACGAGTTCCCAGAGTGGTGTAGTATAAAAGCAACCTATCACGAAAACCCAAGAGTATCAGATGCAGACATTGAAGAAGCTAAAAAGACAATGTCCCAAGCAGAATTCAATCAAGAGTATATGGCAGACTTTAATGTCTTCGAAGGACAGGTCTGGGCATTTAATCACGAAGAATGTACAGCAGATTTAAAAGAACTAGATACTAGTCAAATGGATGTTTTTGGAGGATTAGATGTTGGGTATAAAGATCCAACAGCATTTTGTGTTATTGCTTACGATTGGGATAAAAAGAAATACTACTTAGTTGACGAATATATGAATGCTGAACGTACTACAGAACAACATGCTATAGAGATTAAAAAATTAATTAATAAATGGGACATAGACTTTATTTATATTGACTCTGCAGCTCAACAAACAAGATTCGACTTTGCACAAAATTATGACATCAGTACTATCAATGCAAAGAAATCAGTACTAGACGGAATCGGTCATGTCGCAGGAATTGTTGACAATGATGATCTTATTGTAGACCAAACTTGCAAACAAGCGCAGATGTCATTAGATCAATACCAGTGGGATCCGAATCCTAATTTATTAAAAGAAAAACCAAAACATAATATGTCATCCCATATGGCGGATGCTTTACGATATGCATTGTATACATTTGAAACTACAGCCACTACGTTTTAATAAGACCTGTAAAAAACAGTTCTTGACATATGATGTGACTTTTTGGTATAATTCTAATTAAGAGTTGAAATATGAAATTAAAAAGAGATTTAGTTAAATATGTAAGAGACAAGGCTAAATCTAAATATAAAAAACAAACTAGTTGTTATATTTGCAAAAGCAGTATAGACTTAGACTTTCATCACTACTATGGACTGACCGAATTACTAGAAACTTGGTTGAAAAAAGAAAAATATATTATAGAGAATGAGCAAGACATACTAGCACTTCGAAAGTCCTTTATTGATGATAACTGGGAGAAAGTGTATGATTATACAGTAACCCTCTGCCACAAACATCATTTACGATTACATTCAATATATGGAAAAAGACCCAGATTGATTACAGCAGAAAAACAAAAACGTTGGGTCGAGAAACAGAGAAACAAATATGGCATGGTATGACACATTATTAGGTAGAACTCCAGAGACTGAGGAAAAACTCAATCCTGCCCAATACGTTATTTCTCGAAATGAGGGAATGACAGTAGACTCTCGTGAAATTGTTACTAACTACCAAAATGCATATGAGCAATTAGAGATTGTAAATAGAGCAGTCAACATGATCGTTGACGATGTAGCGGATATACCTTTTACACTAGGTAACCAATCACCAAACACAAGTAATATTGTAAAAAATATAAGAAGATCAAAAGTTGACCTTTTAATTAATAGAGAACCAAATCCTTTTCAGGATATTAACTCATTTAAACGGAACTTAATAATTGATTTAATGATAGATGGTAACATCTTTATTTATTTTGATGGAGCTCACTTATATCATTTACCAGCAAACAAAGTAAGAATAGAAACAGATCCAGATACTTTTGTTGCAAAATACACATATGAAAACAGTTTAGATTATAGTCCTAATGAGATTATACACATAAAAGAAAACAGTTTCAAATCAATTTATAGAGGTGTACCAAGATTAAAGCCTGCATTTAGAACTATGCAGCTTTTATCAAGTATGAGAAACTTTCAAGATAACTTCTTCAAAAATGGAGCAGTTCCAGGACTTGTACTAAAATCACCAAACACACTTTCAGAAAAGATCAAAGAAAGAATGTTACAGGCTTGGGTTGCACGATACAATCCACAATCTGGCGGTCGTCGTCCACTATTCTTAGATGGCGGACTAACAGTTGAGAACTTAACAGAAATAAATTTCAAAGATTTAGACTTCCAAGAAGGAATCAAATCAAACGAAAGAATTATACTAGAAGCAATGGGAATACCACCCATTTTACTAGATGGCGGTAATAATGCTAATATAAGACCTAATCATAGGCTTTACTATTTAGAAACAGTTTTACCAATCGTAAGAAAATTAGGGTATGCATTAGAGCGATACTTTGGTTTTGCAGTATCTGAGGATGTAACAGGAATACCTGCTTTACAACCAGAACTAAGAGATCAAGCAGCATATTATGCTACTCTTGTAAATACAGGGATTATGTCCCCGAATGAAGCAAGAGAAGCTTTAGGCAAAGATCCAGTAGATGGATTCGATTCACCTAGAGTACCAGCAAATATAGCAGGCTCAGCAGTAAACCCGGAAGAAGGAGGTAGACCTCAAGAGGCTGCCCCAGGCGAAGAGGAATAATATGACAAAAGATATGATGGCAAAAGCATTATCCAACTTTCTTGCAGAGCAAGGAGTTGAAACTATGGATTTGACAACCTACAAAAGTCATGGTAATGATGTACCAGTAAAAGACTATATGCTTAGACGAGCATTTGGATCTTGGAGCAGAGTTTTATCAGCCATGAAGAAAAGACATCCAGTAGTTGTAGCTGTTAAAGCTCCAACCCCTGCCCCCGCACCAGCTCCAAAGGCTAAAACAGCCCCGAAGGCTACGAAAAAAGCGGAGAAATAGCAATGGAAAAGATTTTTCACTGGACTAGCACTTTTAAGGCGCTAGGCGAAACAGAAGACGGCGGCGTCGATATTAAAGGGTCAGCAAGTACTAATGGACTTGATAGAGCTGGAGATATAATTGAAGCCGATGCTTGGACAAAAGGTGGATTGGAAAACTATAAAGGTAATCCAATTATTCTGTTCAATCATAACTACGACAAACCGATTGGTCGTGCAAAAGATTTACAAGTTACTGAGAATGGACTCGAGATTTCTGCAAAGATTTCAAAGGGTGCAGGCGATAACGTAACACAATTAATTAAAGACGGTGTCCTTGGAGCTTTTTCTGTCGGTTTCAAAGTCAAGGACGCTGATTATATGACCGAAACCGATGGATATAAAATAAAGGACGCTGAACTTTTCGAAGTTTCTGTAGTATCTGTGCCATGCAACCAAGGGGCAACTTTTGGACTAAGCAAGTCATTCGATAATATGGAACAATACAATAAGTATAAGCAAACTTTTTATAAGGCTAACTCAGACGATTCAGCAGATGCTGTTGAAATTGAGCAGCCAAGTACGGCGAAAGCCACAACGGAGACAAATATGTCAAAAGAAAATAATTCTCCTGAGAGCAACCCAGAGTTTAATCTTGAGTCGTTTGCTGCTGAAGCTGCTGAAAAAGCAGTTGCACAGTATGCAATGAAACAAGCTGAACTTAAAGCTGCTGAACTTAAATTAGCTGAAGAAGCTGCTGAAAAAGCTGCTACTGATGTCGAAGTTCAAAAAGCCTCCGAGGAAGCAAAACAGGAAGAGCAAAAATCTGTAATCCAAGCTGGATTAACAGGTGCTGAAAAATTAATGTCTGACGTTGAGAAACGCGTGAATGATAACTACTCTAACTTAGAGACTGTTGTTAAATCACTAGAAGCTCAACTAGCAGAGAAGTCTGAAGAAATCATGAATATTCGTGAGTCAAAAAGACACTTTGCCGACAGACAAGGAAACAACAGCGATTGGAAAAAATCATTCGAAAGCGATATTGCAGACGCAAAATTCGCAGGTCTTGCAACAGGACGCGGATGGGACACACCAATGGCAAAATCTTTGATGGAAAAAGTAAATCAACATTCAGGTGTTGAAGTTTCTTCCGCTGATTTTGAACAAGTTGTTTCAACAAACATCGAAAGAGATATCGAAAACGAATTAGTACTAGCTCCTCTATTTAGAGAAATTGCTATGACTTCTGCGAATATGATTATCCCAATCTTGCCAGATGCTGGTTACGCTGAATTCGCTTCAGGTACTGCTGCTGGTGGATCAGCTCCTTATGGTAACTTAGATACCAGAGGAGACACAGTTGGAGCACCTTATACTGGTGTCACAATGACTGAAAGAACTCTTTCAACTAAGAAACTTATTTCTCAGTCTTACTTAGGTAATGAAACTGAAGAAGATGCTATCCTACCGATTCTTCCTTTAATTAGAGAGTCTATGGTACGATCACACGCTAGAGGTATTGAAAATGCAATCCTAGCTGGTGATGATGCTGATGGTGTATACGGAACAAGTGGTGCGGCTTTTGAAGGACTCCTTCATTTAGCACGTAATGACAGTGATTACACACAGTCAGCTACTGCTTTCGCAACTGACACTGTTACAGCTGCAGAACTTCTTTCAATGAGAAAAAATATGGGCAAATATGGTGTTAATCCAGCAGACGTAGTTTATGTCGTTTCACAACGAACATACTTCGAATTGCTAGAAGATCCAGAATTCCAAGACGCTAATTTAGTGGGCGACATGGCTACTAAACTAAGTGGCGAAATCGGACAAGTATTCGGATCAAGAGTACTACTATGTGACGAGTTCAAAACTCCAGCAGTTGGAACATTCGCAGCTATCGCTGTTAACCCAAGAAACTTTGTATTACCAAGATTACGTGGTGTAACCGTGGAATCTGATTACGAAGTTGCTGCTCAACGCAGAGTGCTTGTTGCTTCACAAAGAATTGGCTTCACCGATCTAATCGATGGTGCTACTTCTAAATGGGGACACATGTACAAAGCTTCTTAATTTAAGCTTAGACAGGATTCGTGGGGCGGCCTTAATCGCCCCACACTTTTAATAATTATGGCAGATTTAATAACAGTACAAGAATACAAGAACGCAGAAGGGTTAGCCAGTCAAAAGGATGATCAGCGTCTTGACATTATTGTACCACAAGTTAGTGATCTTGCAAAGAAGTATTGCGGTACTTCATTTGTTGATTATTATAGTAGTGATAAAACCGAGACTTTTTCAGTTTCCGACAACTTTACTAGTACTATGATCGTCAGTGAAAGTCCACTTATAAGTGTGACTACCGTAAAAGAAAGAGGCACATATGCAGCTG